AGAAATTATCAGACATGATTTACCTTTATGAAAAGTAGTTTTTGTCGTCAGCCATCTTAAATAAAGAAGCTTCAACAGTCGCTTTTGTTTGCTTCTTTGGCATGTCTTGTGTTAATACATCTGGATTTACATCTGTTGTAAACTCAAGACCTTCTCTGTACAACTTGTCAGAACCTTGAGCATCATTTACTGATACTTTATCTGATCCCATAATATAAGCTGCACCTTGATTAAGATTATCTGCCATTATTATCTCCCTTGATTTAGTAATTGCATTTGTTCATCCAACGATAGTTGGCTTTTTCTTTCAGCTTCACTTCTGAAATCTTCTCCCATTTTACGGATATTCATTTGCTCTTGTATAGCCTTCTCATCATCTGCTACAGTTTCAAGTTCCTTTTTTTGTATAGGTCGCATTAATTCTTCTTGAGTCGCAGGTCTTTCGTCTCCTGTTCTTTCTGGAGCAAAAGCAGGTGAGGGTCGTAAAGACTCAACCAAAGCTAACCCACCTGTAGGACCTAACAATGCTGTTGTTCCAACATCTATCGCCACGTCTTTTATTAAATCAGCAGGGTCATCAAACAATTCTTTTACACCCTCTACGCCTGTAGTTAAAATTATAGCTGTTTCTAAAAGTCTATTACCTTTTGATTTAGTCTTTAAATCTTTTACTTTTTCATCATAAGACTCAATTAGGTCTTGATCCACTTTACTTTTTTTAAGTTTTTTACCTTTTATTTCTTGGGACTTAGTTGATAAGTCCTCTAATTTAGTTATTTGTTTTTCTAATCTGCTTATTTGTTTTTCATTGTCTTCTACAATATTTTCAATAGCAACCCCTGCTCCAACAGACTTATTTTCTAAATTTATTTGAGACTTTGCTACAGCTTCATCAATAACATTTGGTGTGTCAAATTTTATAAGAGGAAACTGAGAAAAATTCTTTTCTCCAAATCTATATATTTTACCAAAAACTTCTTTTGGACTAGATTGTCCAATGTCATTTAAAAATATAGAATTAAAATTTTCAGCAGCTCTTACACTCAAGGGAAGTTTATCTGTATCTCTAGTTACTTGATAGTGTGTTAGACCAACATCACCTCTGGTTGAATGACCTAACACTCTGTTTGCTACATCTGGGCCGTGTTCATCAGCTATAGCACTAAATACATTTTTACGCAACAAACCAGATGTGAATGGTATTTTTTTACCAGTTCTTTCATTTATTATATCTAACTTCATGTCGTCAAATACTTTTCTAACGGCAGTATTAACTTTTTTATCTAAAGTGGGTAGCTTGTTTTTAAATATTCTTGTATTTTTTTCTGTACCATCAGGATCAGCGACCTCTGCTAAAAATTGAAGAACACCATTTGGCATAGAGGATAGTCTGAAATTCATAGCTTCACCCTTGTTACTTATTCCTAGTAACGTGGCTGATCCTTTTTTTACGTGACCATACTCAGCACCTTGTTTGATTTCTGATCCTGTAGTTAAGTTTGCTATATCTCTTGATCTTAATCCAGTAAGATGCTTAATTAAAAGATAACCTGCAGCTTCATATGAACCCTCATTAACTAATCTTAAAACAGATCTGTTAATAGCTTTATTTATATCTGCTATTGGAGGTAATTTAACTTTTTTAGCTAATCTTGCTTGGTCTGCAGTTTTTATATTTAAACCTCTGGCAAAACCTCCAGTACCAAAAACTTTTTTCTTTAAAGGAAATTCTCCTGCATCTTCCGTAATGTTATAAAGTTTTCGTAAATCGTTTTCAACTGAAGTTAAAGATGTAAAAGCACCTTCACTACCTACAGTATCTCCTAATTTTACTAATAATTCTTTATCTTTAAATACAGAAAATCTATCGCTAGTTGTTAATCCTACTTCTTTTAAAGATTTTAATAACGGACTAAAATTTCTAGTTTTAAGTTCACCAGTTTTCTTTCCTTTATAATTTTTTGTAAGCTCAAGAGCTTCACCAATGGTTAGATTTTCGTCTAATTTTATTGCCATCTGTTAATACCCAAATGTTTGATCATGCGTCTGGTAGACTTGATTCTTGATGCCATCAAGCGTTTTATGAATCGACACATAGCCTGTCATCCTTGTCATAAGCATATATCGTAACGCATCGTATGCGTGATCCTCTGCTTTTGTATCTACATCTTCTGCGTTGGTTTTACTTAGTGGTATACCTGAAAGTTGCTTTATTAAATTAACGCAGTTTGGAAATATTCTTATTCGTGGCTCGTTTGTTCTTGGATCGTCTGCAAGCCTACGATGTATCTCCATCTTTCCTTGTAATCTGTTTCTGTCTGATGGTATCCAACGGACACCACATCTCATCATTGTTTCTGCTATTGAAGGGCC